GCCGACGAAGGTCAGGCTGGTCAGGCCATTGAGGTCAGCGACGTACTTGCGCGCGCCGGATGGACCCATGCCAAGCAGGCCGGCGATCTGGTCGCGCGTCATCGGAGCGGCTTGCAGGGCGGCGATCAGGGTGCGCAGATTGGCGATACGCTCGGGGGTTGGGTGGCGGGTCATTTGAGCGCCCCCGGCATGTCTCGGGCCTGGAGCATCGCGATAGCAGCCGTCTTTGCAAATGCGATCTGCTCGGGCGTTTTGGATAGCCAGATCGTGCGGGCCGATTCGATTGCCGCTTCGGCTGTGTCGCCATGTGCGAATGCAAATCCAGTGCCGACGTGCGTGGCGGTCCAGTCGCCGAGGTTTTCATCGGCTGGAAGCGCAGGATGCACTGCAAATTGCTCGTCGCTGCCCTCGATGCTAAACATCTCGCCGTGCACCGTATGGTCTTGGGTGGCGCCTGCGATCGTGATGAGCGTCATGATTTCACCCCGCCCGCAGCACGCGCCGCCGCATCCCGCGCCGCATCGCTCGCCCGCGCCTGAGCCTGTGCTCGTGCTACCGTGACGCCGGTCAGCGCCCGCGTCGAGTGCTCCATACGCAACTTGAGCGCGTCTTGTTTGCCAGCGCGCGACACCGGCCATTGATTTGCTGTTATCATTTCGTCGTCCCTTGTTGTACGTTTCAGGAAGCCCGCCTAGTCCGCGGGCTTTTTTATTTCTGCTGCTCAATCAACTTCCTGTACTTCTCCCAACTCATTACGTGGCCGGGTTCGATTGGCAGCGGCTACGGCTGCGTCTCGTCGGCTTGATCCATCACATCTGCTCCTATGACGTGCGCCAAATCTGCAGATCGGCGCTCGGTTATCGTGGTATCGGTGGGGAGTGGTCTGTGTGCCGAATTAGCGACGCGGAGCCGCGCGGTCGCAGCCGGGTGTGGATCCATTGTCCAAAGTGACGGCTGGGACACCGGCCTGCTCTTCCAGGCGCTGCTGGTCGAACCACACCGAGTCACGCATCGCGCCATCGTCGTTGATGCGCGGCTGGATCAGAGCTTGGTTGCAGCCGGTCAGGTACTGCACGTAGCCAGTCGCCACGCCGGTAAAGCCGGTGATCTTGTCCTTGTAGGTGTGCCCGAGTTCGATTGCCATTTGCTCTTCCTTTTCGATGTGCCGCGATCCCGGCGGCTCGGTGGTTCGATTGGTGTTTGTGGCGGTATCCCCTGCCGCCTGGGTGGTGCTTACGTCGACTGGTGGGCCAGCTCCGCAGCCTGGGCGAGCTCGACCCGGCGCGTGTGCCAGCCGAACTCCCAATCCTTCGCGGCGCGTGAACCGGGCGGCATGCCGTGGTCGTTCACACCGAGACCGTCGTCAAAGCTCTCTGCGCCGAACTGCCGCATGATCTCGGGCGTGATGGCGGGAATGGCGTGGGTGGTCATTGGGAGGGCTGGTCCTGTCTCGCAGCGGTCAACTTCTTGAACACCTTTGGGCGCTTGGCCTTAAGGAAATTCAGCTGCGGCTTCGGGATGCCGTTCCGTATCCACTGAGATACGGCGCCGGGCGTGATGTCACAGAGACGCGCGGTCGCATTCGTGCCGCCGAAGGCTTCGATTACCTGCCTGACGTCGTAAGTTTCCTGGGTCATTTGGAGGCTTGGGTTGGTGAACTGTGCGACCAGTATAGAACGCTAAACGCGTTAGCGTCAAGCACTCTTAATAACCAAGCGTTTAGAATCCTGCGGATGAAACTATTGCAAGAAAGACTAGCCTACGTGTACAAGGAGCGCCCCGACCTCGAAGGAGACCGGGGGCAGATTGGGCTTGCGCGCGCAGCTGGCGCGTCAAGGAGTGTTGCCAATCAGTGGCTGAATGGCGGCATCAAGTCGATCGATATCTTATATGCCCTGAACATAGAGGCGGCGCTTGGCTTTTCTCACATCTGGCTCATGACCGGATTAGGTGAGCCAATGATCAAGCCAGGCGCGCACGTATCGGTTGTCACGACGCCTCCAGAGCCGCCGCCGCGCATGACCTTGGCGACATCTGCCGAGCTTGACCTACTTGATCTCTACCGGCGCTCAACCGACCGGGGGCAGGTCAGCATCGTGGCTGCCGCCAAGGATGCTCCGAAGCGGCGCACTGCCAAGCTGGCCGGCGACAAGCCGTAGTGAGGGCCTGCGGGCAGGGAAGAGTCGTGCCTGACTGCGCGCCGTCGCCAAAGTAAATTCCTGTGCCTCTTTATCCATTGAGTGAAACAGCGCAACCAGTTCGTCCATGTCTCTCATATTCCGGCCTCGTAGTACTGTTCTTATATACAGTAGGAAAACTCCTACAGCACAGTTATATCAATATTTTCGCTGCACACAATCACCAATTGTAACGACGATCCAAAATACATACTGAACAGGCCGAGAATCGTGACCTATTGAGTAGGTCAGTTACAACATTTACATATGGAAATGGCGCAGGATCGCGCGATGCTGACCCTGACCGACCCCGCCTACTCGAAAAAGACCATCCGACTGCCTGACGATCTGTGGGCCAAAGCGCAGGCTCAAGCCGATTTGAATGGACGCAGCTTGAATGCCGAGATTACGGCTAGATTGAATGAGGTCTATGCTCACCCTACCCTTGCCGATCTGAGCGAAAAGCAGGACGAAACGTTCCGACTCATCCGCCAGGTGCTGGCCGAATTGGAGACGTTGAACATCAAGAGAAAGTAGCAACCGCCTCGACCTGACTCCCATCCGCCCCTTGCTGGCGGATTTTTTTCATCTTTTTCGTTTAGAGTTCTTGACGCGCTATCGTTTAGCGTTCTATACTTGATTCCATTGATGCAGCGAACTCAGCCCGAGCCGCAGCGAACCGGAGAAGAACATGGCACTCACCAAAGACATGCACACGATCAAGATCGGTCACGGCGCCTACAGCGGCGCTAATGCCCTGAAGTTCGCCGCCAGCAAAGCAGCCGCTGTCCGCGAGCTGCGGGCTCGCGGCCTTACTCGCGACAACGCACGCGCCGTCATCAACCGCATCGCCGGGCGCGCCAATGGCTACGAGATCGCCGAAGGCAAGCGCGGGCTGGTCGAAGTGCATGCCATGAATACTGAAGCCGCGTGGACGGGCTATTGCTAATCGCGGCCTGATTCGATGCTGATCCAAATTACCGCCTGCCATTGCCTCTACTGGCTCCCGCCAGTGCCGTATGCCGACGGCGACCACGGGGCGGCAGGCATTACCGAGCGACCCGCCCAAATGGAATACGGCTAGTTCATGCGCTTGACGGGCGGCATTCCGGCAAGCGCGGCCACTAAGGCAAATCATCGAAGTACCACTGCCCCGCACGACGGGGCTTTGGTAGTGAGAGCCACCCACCCGGAGCCGCCATGACGCAGACCACGAAGCCGGATAAGCAACTTGTCAGGGATGTGTTGAAGCAGCAGCGGGAGGAGCGAACCCCGCCGCCCAGCCCCGAGCGCATCCGCGAGCTCCTTGGCTGGAACCTGATCGAAGCAGAACGTGAACAACTGGCCCGGCAGGGCTGAACTGGAGAAGAGTGATGGATACGAAACGTCAAAAGTGGCTTTCTGATGCTGATCAGCACGGCAACTGGTTTGTTCTGGCGAGCACCCCGATTAGCTCCAATGAAGACGTAGCAGCCATCTGCGCGACGAATGGCTATGGCGAAAAGGAAGCGCGCCTGCTCGCCGCCGCGCCGGACCTCCAGCGTGCACTGAGTGACCTGCTGGCGGAGTGCGTCAAGGCGGGCTTTGATCATAAAAGCGGCTACGGGTGGCCTGATGCATTACAGGGCGCTGAAGAAGCCCTCGCCGCTGCGGGAGCCCGACCATGAACACCCGCCACAAAGCCGACCAGCCCCTCACCCGCACCGATTACGTTGTCGGCGCCCTGGTCATCATCGGCTTCGTCAGCGCCGCGCCGATCCTGGTCGCCGGATTCGGAGGCTTCCGATGAAATCGAGCACCGCCAACAAAGCGCCCGATCTGGTCGAGCAGCTGTTCAAAGCCGCCTTCGATACCGCGCGCGATCCGCGCAGCGCCGAGTACAAGGAGGGTGTGCGCGCCGTCCTGAACTATCGCGTCAACGGCAAGCACATCCATCACCCGTACCCGGCGACATCGGCGCAATCCGATGCATTCTATGCGGGCACCGCAGAAGGCCACGCGATCTGGCGCGCGCATCAAGAAAAGCAGGGAAAGGACTGACATGGACCGCCACCAATACACCGCCGAGGACCGCGCCGAGCAGCTGGCCAAGCTTGTCGCCGCGCGCACCGACGCCATCGAGGCCGCCATCCTCATCGGTCGCCAGTCGACCATCGAAGCCGTGATCGACCGCCTCGAAGGCGTCGAATGCGAGCGCGAAGAGGCTGCGGCCCTGATCAAAGCCGCCATCATCGGCCGCTCCTGGCTGGTCGGCATCCGCATCGCAGCAGCCGTGCAATTTGCGATCTACAACGTCGCGCTGCCGCTGGCCGAGGGCGATGTCGCGGGCATGGAGCGCAGCCGTGCTGAGTCCCGCGACGAGAACCGGGTTGCGACGGCTGAGGCTGATCGGATGGTCGCCTGATTTCACCAGAGCGGCGCGCCCTGGAACACAACGCGCGCCTTGCCCTGATCTCGGGTAAGGAAATAGAGGCAGCGGGATCTGAAATGCCCTGACGCCCTGGAACAGACAGGGACCACAGAGCAAGGGAACCATGTAAGCGCATGGGGCAAGCCGAACAAGAATTGGGGCGCTGGATCGAGTGCCCCGGCCCGAGATAGTGCTGCGAACTAGTGATACCGCTAGATGCACTTTACAGCTGGAGTAGCGCCCAGCCCCTTGCTCTGTGGTGAACGCCGGGTGCTGACCGGCAGCGGTACGGAGCACGTGAGGGATCGGTTCTCGGCCCAAGCAGTCGTGTCGTAGGTGGTACGAGCGGAGTAGGTAGACACCGCGCGAGCGCTGGATGAGTGCCACCCAGCAGGCCGGGATCAGCACCGGCCACCACACGCCAGCCTGAGTGCGCACAGGCCGATGCCGGACATCGTGAAAGCCGGACCGAACAACAACCGCCGGCAGTGCCGGCCAGAATGAGGAGAGATAGGATGGATACCGAGGCACTGAAGATGCTGGCACAAGGGGCAACTCCGGGGCCGTGGCGCCGGGATAAGAATTCCGGCCTGGACGCGGATGTCAGGGCAGATCACAGCGAGTTCCCGCACAAAGGCTACCCGGTAGCTCTCACTTGGGGGCTGTGGAATGCCGGTGCAAGTAAGGATGCGCAGGCGCGGCGCAAGGCCTCGGCGAACGCCAATGCAGATTTCATCGCCGCCGCTAATCCTGCGGCTGTGCAGGAGTTGATTGCCTCGCATGACAAGCTGCTTGCCGCGCTGCGCAAGATCGAGAGTCATCTCGATAACCGCATGACTCATCAGGCCGATAACCCGAACTACCCATTCTGGAATCAGCTGTGGGACATCGCCAACATCGCCCTGGCCCCCGCGGAGGCTGCATGACCACCACCCACCTCACCCACCGCCAGGAGCCCGCCCGCCGCGACTTCATCGGCCGCCTGCTGCTGACCGGCATCGAGTACACGGACGCCCGCCCCTACATCGGCTTCGTCGGCGCCATCGTGACTGGCCTGATCTTCGCTGTCATCAAATGGAGGTTCATGTGAGCGAACACCATATCCGCGCCGCCAAAGTCCGCGTCATCGGCTGGATGGCTCTGGCCCTGATTTTCGTCGCCGTCATCGTAGCGAGCAAGCCGTGATCCGCGATGCCGCCCGCGCCCTCGTTCTGGTCATCGCCTTCCTGTTCATTGTGGCGGAAGTTCAGGAGTCCGATGACAGATTACTCAATGGAGTGACCAGTGAAACGCAAATACCGTGAAGCGATGCGCGCCGCGGCTCGTGAGCGGGACGAGCGGTCCGACGACGAAGCCCTTGAGACGCGCGACTGGTTTGATCAATGGGCGACGACGCCTACACGGCAGCAGCACGAAGAATCGAACAATAACCAACGGAGCAAAGAATGAGTAATGCACTCGCCATCGTAACCGGCGCAATTCAAGAGGCGCGCGACGACTTCTCGCGCGTCCTGGTCGATCGCAGCATCAGCTTCGAGCGCGAGTCTGGCTTCGCGATCCAGCAGCTGCAGAAGAATGAGTTCACGCTCAAGGTAGCGATGCAGAACCGCCAGTCGG